TAAGAATGCTGTAAGTGTTGCGTTAACTATTATGTCAGCTGATTGTGTAATATCAAATATAAGAGTAGAAAATGCAAGCAGTTAACGATTACGTAATAGTTGATATAGTAAAAGAAGGGCCAAAGAAAGTTGGTGGTCTTATATTAACAGATGAAACAGATGAAACAAACAGATATAGAAAAGCAAACATCATATCTGTAGGTAATATGGTTGAAGTAGTTAAACAAGGTGATAGTATATACTATGACGCAATAGCAGGACATGATATAGCTTACAATGATACTATGTATCGAGTTATACGTGCTAGAGATATAGTTATAGTAGAATAATTACTATTCGCTAAAAACGTGTAATATCTATTAAAGTAGATTATACGTAAACTATAAACCATAATCCTCAAACATAGAATCAAAATCAATTAATTAATAATCATTTAAAATAATAAACAAATGGAAAAATTTATATGTTTTGTAAGCGGAACAGATGATGCATGCATGTACCCAGTAAGTGCCCTTAGAGGTCTTGCTGTTACAGCTGAGTCTACTATTCTGATGACATTTACTTCATTTAGAAGCAGCACTGGAGACGTTGAAAGAGATACAGTAACATTAACTACTACTGCAGACAAAGAAAAGGTGGTAATGGAAGCTATAGCTCAAAAAATAAATCAAGGTCCTAATAGTGATGGATTTATTGTATTAGCCGATGATGTAGCTGGTACATCTGTACATCCGGATCTTACGTCAGTTGCTATTGCATACTCATCGTAATTTGAATGCGATTAACAAGTCACGATTTACGTGATTTACAAATCCTTAAGTATTACAGGCTCGTTAGAAAATGGGCCTGTAAGACTTACGGGTTAACAGACGCTGATCTTGAATTACTAATTTACTTAGATTGTAAAGGAAGATTCACGCGTCAAGAATTTATAGACGGTACTTACACAATGAGTTGGGATAAGAACCGTTGGGAAAAATTAAGGAGGAATGGTTGGATAGAAACATGGAGACACAGAAATAGAACAACCATCAAATACTCTGTATTCAAAACCTCCTTTAAGTGTTCGCACTTAATAAGTAGAATATATAGAATACTCTTGGGTGAAGAGGATATACCAACATCAGAGAAGAGTATATTTTTTAATAACAAGTCATACACCGATAAGGTAATGAATAAGTCTATCGATGATATGATAAAAGATAATGAAAGATGATAGGAAAATTTATAGGTGGCTTATTCGGCAAAGTAGTAGACAATGCAGAAGGAATACTTGACAAGGTTATTACAACAGACAAAGAGCGCGATGAAGCGAAGCTCGCTCTTAGAAAATTATTACTTGAAGCCGAAACTGAAGCTTTCAACAAAGAGGTCGAAGACAGGAAGAGCGCTCGTGATATGTATAAAGACGATGCACTTATTCAAAAGATACTTGCGACGTTATTTACAATCGCGTACTTTGGATTAAGCTTTATGATGTTTAGATACTTCGTAATGGGTGATCTAGAGTTAGGAGAATTTGAGATAAGTTTTATCTCTACAATATTTGGTGCTATGAGCGCTAAGGTTAACACGGTAGTCGATTTCTTTTTCGGCGGATCGTCAAAGAAAAATGAACAACAAAATAATAAATAAATTATGGGAATAAATTCACAAGGAGTTGCTTACAACTTCGGACAATTAGGAAGTGGTTTTACTGATGAAGATGTTGCAGTAACGCCGCCAACTGGTAAGGTAATTGTAGCAATAACATTTTTAGAAAATACAACACTAGGTGGTTTAGTAGCAGATACAGAACAAGGTAATGACGCTGCTTTTTTTAGTCATACAACAGCTGTCGCTGGTAACGGTGGAGGAGCTGCTGAAACAGATAATGCTACTATTTTTCCAGAAGGATTAACGATATATGGTAGATGGACCAGTGTTACACCAAGTGCAGCTTCTGACACGGGAGGTATAATTTGTTACTTTGGAGTATAATGGCTTTAGGTAACACAAACGCTAGTGCTCAAGCTAGAGGAAAAAATAAAGCTACTGTAATTAAAAAAAATAGAGAAGTTAAAAACGCAATAAACTACAGGACACTTCTTTGTGGAAGAAGTGCTGCAAATCACCCAGCATCTTGTTCTGGTACACCTGTAGGAGAGGTGTTTTACCATAATGGTAGTAGTGCTATTCCAGCTGTTAACGATGTAGTTTACGCTGGTAAAAGAGCACGTGTTCCAAATTCATTTGAAGCTGGTTTTTACAAGGTTGACGGCGGTGGAGGTAGATTTAAAACTTTAGAAATAAATAGTGCTGGAGTAGTAGTAGCAACACAAAATTGTTAATATAATATAATATGGGATATTTAGATAATACAGTTGAATATGGATTTGGACAATTAGGTAGTGCTTACCTAAGAGATGCTGACACAGATTTTACTCCACCTAGTGGATTAGTTGTGGTTGCTATCACAGTAATTGAAACCTGTGAGTTTAATGAACTAGTTGCAGACACATCTGGTTATACCGCAGCAGATGGTTCAGAAGGTGTAGCATATTTTGGAACTGAAACTCAAGTGGGTATGAATGGTACAAACGCAGACCCCATTAATGCAGCTGATGATTTTCCTAAAGGTATAACTATATATGGTAGATGGACTAAGGTTGATATAGATCAAGGAAAAGTAATATTATATTTTGGTAGATAATGTTAGGCTTGTCAAACAATATAGTACACGGATCAGGAATTCTACATCCTATTTTAGTTTTTGATTTTACTTTTGACTTCACGTCAAGCGCTAGTGTTCTATGGGAAAAGTTTGCATCTCCATCATCAGGTTTTCAAGGAGATATGACTATTGAATTAGGGCAAAATGCGCCAGGTGAATCAACTAACGATTGGATGAAGTGCACTTACGATTCAGATCAAACAGCTTTAACTGGAATTAAAGTTCCAGATATCAGCGTTACAGGATTTAGTGGGGGTAAAAAAAACGATAGAGCTGTTGTTACCTACAAGTTGTATCTTGACGGCGATTGGGACGGCTCAGATTCCGTTGATTATTGGGTAGATGAAGTGTATAATAAAAATATCGATGCCAGCGCGAACGTAAATTTATCTCAAGATACTATATTAGATATTACTAAATCATCTTTAGAATTAAATCTCACGGTAGCGCCTTTTGATAACTGGGATAATATTGGTACTACACAAGAGATTATCATGGGTAATGGTCATCATTCTTTTGCTTCTGATAGGCCAAATGCTGGAGCAGTTTTTTATATCAAAGACTATAATATACAAATATATAGATAAATAATTAATAATTAAATAAAATTAAATAAAATGGCAAAAAAAGAAAAAACGGTTGAATTAAAACCTAAGGTAGATAAAATATCTGACGAACATTTAAAAGATTTACAAAAAGTTGTAAATGAAGTTAATGGTCTACAATTTAAAGTAGGTCAACTAGAAAGTCAAAAGCATAATGTTCTTCATGAATTAGTTTTATCTCAAAACAAAATAATTGAAATGCAAGATATGTTTTCAACAGAGTATGGCTCGTTTGATATAAACATAGCTGATGGAACCATTAATTGGGATGGAGATGAAAAATAATATAATAAGAAAAATTACCATAGGTAAAGACTATAAAAACGATTCAATGCACTATGCTGTAGATCAAGAAGTTTATGGTGGTCATAAAATCTGTGATATAATAGAAGAGGAAGACAAGTACTGTATTTATATTAGAAAACAAGAGGTTGTTATACCTTGGAAAGATTTTAATAAGAATATGGCTATATCAGTTGAGTATAACTTAGAGTACTAATGAATGCCTACAAAGACTATATTGTTTCTCCTATGGGTGATCGCTATAATAATAGTGTACAAGTTGGAGAACAAGAGTTGATATTAAATACTGAAATATTTAATCATCAGTATATAAACAGACTTGCAAAAATAATCGCTACTCCACTATTGTTTCAATCACCTTTAAATGTAGGTGATGAAGTAATAGTACATCACAATGTCTTTAGAAGATGGCACGATATGAAGGGTAGAGAAAAGAATAGTAGATCTTATTTTAAAGAAGATAAATATATAATATCACAAGATCAAATATATTTATATAAAAAAGACAATTGGTCTGCTATGCCTGGTTATAGCTTTGTTAAACCGCTAAAGTCTATCGATAGCTTAGACACGGAAATAGAAAGACCATTAATTGGTATTATCAAATACTCTGATGGCAGCTTTAATAAAGAAGAGTTAGTAGGTTTTGCACCTAGTATGGAATACGAGTTTATCGTTAATGGAGAAAGATTATATAGGGTTATGAATAAATTTATTACAATTAAATATGAATATAAAGGAAACGAAGAAGAGTATAATCCAAGCTGGGCAAAAAGCAGTTGAAGAATTAATTAAAGTAGCTAAAGAACCTATTGTTGATTCAGACGACGACATATCAGCTGACAGATTAAAAAATGCAGCTGCTACAAAGAAACTAGCTATATTTGATGCTTTTGAAATACTTAATCGTATAAATGAAGAAGAGAATATGCTTGAAGGTAAAGTAGAAGAAAAAAAGGAAACAACATTTAAAGGCTTTGCAGAAGGTAGATCAAAATGAATTACGAACAAAGTTTATATAAAATAGTAGAACCAGTAAAACTAACTACCATAAAAAGATTAAACAAATCTAAAAAGTGGGAGTATGGATATAACAAAGAAAATGATATTGTTGTTATATCTAAGACAGGTGTGATTGGTGATATTATAGAAATACAAGGTTTGCAAATAGCTTTACCTAGTCAACCTAAAAAAATATATTCTTGTAGCGATAAAAAAGAAGAGCAAAAATGGAAACAATTTTCAGCTAATCCAGCTTTTAAGAAAATTAAAACTGTATTTGACTGGCAAGATTATCCAGATGATTTTAAACAAAGTCACTATGAATATATAGATGAAGAGTTTAAAAGAAGAGAAGAAGGTTTTTGGTTCATGAACAATGGCGAACCAACCTATATAACAGGAACACACTACATGTATTTACAATGGAGTAAAATAGATGTTGGTGCACCAGATTTTAGAGAGGCAAATAGATTATTCTTTATATTCTGGGAAGCTTGTAAAGCAGATAAAAGAAGTTACGGTATGTGCTATTTAAAAAATAGACGTTCTGGTTTTTCTTTTATGAGTTCAGCTGAAACTGTTAACCTAGCCACATTAGCTAGTGATAGTAGATTTGGGATATTGTCTAAAACCGGTGCTGACGCAAAGAAAATGTTTACCGACAAGGTAGTACCGATTAGTTTAAATTACCCTTTCTTCTTCAAACCAATACAGGACGGTATGGACCGGCCAAAGTCCGAGCTCGCTTACAGAGTGCCAGCGAAAAAGTTTACTCGTAAAAAAATACGTGAACGTGAAGAAATGGATGATGTTGAAGGATTAGATACAACTATAGATTGGAAAAATACAGGTGATAATAGTTATGACGGTGAAAAACTAAGTTTATTAGTTCATGATGAGAGTGGTAAGTGGGAAAGACCTGATAATATAAAAAACAACTGGCGAGTTACAAAAACGTGTTTACGACTGGGTAGTAGAATAGTTGGTAAGTGTATGATGGGAAGTACATCTAACGCATTAGATAAAGGAGGTGATAACTTTAAAAACTTATATAATGATTCAGATGTTACCAAGCGAAACAGAAATGGACAAACTAAGTCGGGATTATATTCTTTGTTTATTCCTATGGAATGGAATTACGAGGGATTCATTGATGAATTCGGACGACCTGTGTTCACTGATCCTGAACAACAAACATTTGATCCACATGGATTAGAAATAGAACAAGGAGTTATAAACCATTGGGACAATGAAGCTGAAGGAATGAAAGACGACCAAGACGCTTTAAATGAATTTTACCGTCAGTTTCCAAGAACAGAAGAACATGCGTTTAGGGACGAAACAAAAAATAGTTTATTTAATCTTATAAAGATATACGAGCAAATAGATTATAATGAAGGAAATAGAAACTCTTCGGTATTAACAACTGGTAACTTTCAATGGGCTAATGGTAAAAAAGATACAATGGTAACTTTTAACCCAGATCCAAATGGTAGATTTAAAGTAAGTTGGGTACCAGGAGGTAAATTACAAAATAACGTTATATTAAAAAATGGCGTAAAATATCCAGGTAATGAACACATGGGTGCATTTGGTTGTGACTCATATGATATATCTGGAACAGTAGATAAACGAGGATCAAAAGGAGCTTTGCACGGATTAACAAAGTTTTCAATGGAAGACGCCCCAGCAAATACTTTTTTCCTTGAATATATAGCAAGACCACAAACAGCTGAAATATTTTTTGAAGATGTTTTAATGGCATTAGTATTTTATGGTATGCCACTACTTGCTGAGAATAACAAACCAAGGTTATTGTACTATTTACGTAGAAGAGGTTATAGAGCTTTTAGTATGAATAGACCTGATAAAGTTTGGAATAAACTATCAACAGCAGAGAAAGAAGTTGGTGGTATACCAAACTCTAGTGAAGATATAAAGCAAGCTCATGCTGCTGCAATTGAAATGTATATCAACGATCATGTTGGTTTATTAGAAGACGGTACTTATGGTACTATGTATTTTAATGAGACATTAAACGACTGGTCAAAGTTTGATATAAATAGAAGAACAAAGCATGATGCCTCTATAAGTTCTGGCTTAGCAGTAATGGCTTGCAATAGACATTTATACCGACCAAATCCAAAACAAAAAAGAGAACCATTAAATTTAACCATATCAAAATATAATAACGCTGGATTTTCATCTAAGATAATTAAAAATAAAATATGAGACAAGAACACTCTATACATTTTCCATCACAAGCTGTTAGCGATTTAGAAAAGCTAAGTGAAGATTATGGTTTAAAAGTAGCAAGAGCTATAAGACACGAGTGGTTTTCAGGAACTACATCAAAATATAATAGTCATAAAAACAACTTTCATACACTAAGATTATATGCTAGAGGTGAACAACCTATACAAAAATACAAAAACGAATTATCTATAAATGGTGATTTGTCTTATTTAAACTTAGACTGGAAGCCAGTACCTATTATACCTAAGTTTGTTGATATCGTTGTTAACGGTATGGCTCAAAGAAACTATGAGATAAATTGTTTTTCACAAGATGCTTACGGCGTTAGTAAACGTACTGAGTACATGGAATCTATGCTTAGAGATATTAGAGCTAAGAAGTTTGATCAAATAGCTATGCAACAATTTGATATTGATCTTACAGAAAATGAACCAGATAAATTACCTGATACAGAAGAAGAACTAGCTTTACATATGCAGCTTAATTACAAGCAGGCTGTTGAAATGGCTGAAGAGCAGGCTCTAAATGTATTAATGGAAAACAGTGATTATGATTTAATTAGACGAAGAGTTTTATACGATTTAACTGTATTAGGTATTGGTGCAACTAAAACAACATTTGATTTTAGCAGTGGAGCTAAAGCAGAGTATGTTGATCCAGCTGACTTAGTGTATTCTCACACAGAGTCACCTTATTTTGATGACGTATATTATATTGGTGAAATAAAAGAATTACCAATAAATGAATTAGTCAAACAATTTCCTAGTTTATCTGAAGAAGAAATAAAAGAATTATCAGATAAATATGCTTATCCTTTAGATTACGTAACAAATAGAGATAAAAATAAAGTTCAAGTTTTATATTTTAATTATAAGACACATATGAATGATGTTTATAAACTAAAGAAGTTAGCTACTGGTGCTGATAAAGTCATAAAAAAAGATGATACATTTAATCCACCTAAAGATAAAGAGGGTGAGTTCAGTAAACTAGAAAGAGTTATAGAAGTTTTATATGAAGGTGTATATGTCATTGGTGCTGATAAACTATTAACTTGGAAGATGTGTGATAACATGATGCGTACAGACTCTGATTTTTCTAATGTAAAAATGAATTATCAAATTGTAGCACCTAGAATATATGAGGGAAGAATAGAAAGTTTAGTTGGTAGAATAACTAGTTTTGCTGATATGATACAGCTAACACATTTAAAGTTACAACAAGTAATGGCACGTATGGTTCCTGATGGTGTTTATTTAGATGTTGACGGTTTAGCTGAAGTTGATTTAGGTAATGGAACAAACTATAATCCACAAGAGGCTTTAAATATGTTCTTTCAAACTGGTAGTGTTGTTGGTAGAAGTTTTACTTCTGAAGGCGACATGAATCCTGGTAAAGTACCAATACAGCAAATAAACAACGGTGTTAATAGTGGTAAACTACAAAGTCTAATTACTACTTATAACTACTATTTACAAATGATTAGAGATGTGACTGGATTAAATGAGGCTAGAGATGCTAGCACGCCAGATCGTAACGCTCTAGTTGGTGTACAAAAAATAGCAGCAGCAAATTCTAATACAGCGACAAGACATATACTACAGTCAATGTTGTATATAACTGCTGAAGTAGCAGAGTGCTTGTCTTTACGTATAGCTGATATAATTGAATACTCACCAACAAAAGATGCTTTCATAAGAGCTTTAGGTGCACACAATGTTGCTACATTAGATGAAATGTCAGAGTTACATTTATATGACTTTGGTATATTTATAGAGTTGTTACCTGATGAAGAAGAAAAACAATTACTAGAAAATAATATTCAAGCAGCGCTAGCTCAACAGTCTATAGATTTAGACGATGCGATTGATTTAAGAAACGTTAGAAATATAAAACTGGCTAATCAATTGTTAAAAGTTAAAAGAAAGAAAAAACAAGAAAGAGATCAGGCGATGCAACAGCAGAATATTCAAGCTCAGTCTCAAGCAAATCAGCAAGCACAGCAAGCTGCAGCACAAGCGGAAGTACAAAAGAACCAAGCTAAAACACAAGCTGACGCTCAACTAGAGAGTACTAAAAACGAATTAAAAATAAAATACTTACAGCAAGAAGCTGAAGTTAAAAAAGATTTAATGCAGCTTGAGTTTGAATTAAACTCTAGATTACAAAGTATAAAACAAGGTGCTAGTTCTCAGCTTGAAGCACGAAGAGAAGATAGAAGAGATCAAAGAGTTAACATGCAAGCTGATAGACAAAAAGAAATGATTGCTCAAAGAAGTGGGGGTGAACCACTTAAAAAGTTTGAGTCATCAGGTAATGATATAATTACAGGGGACGCAGGCTTAGATCTGTAGTCTTTATTTTTAATATTTTATAAAATTTTATTATGGCAGAAGAAAACAAAGAGGTTATTGAAGAAATAACTGAAGAACAAAATGAACAACCTTTAGAAGAGGCGGTAGAAGAAGTTATTGATGAAACTAAGTTTGATAGTGCTGATGACCCAGATGTTATCAAAGTAAACTTAGACGCTCCACCACCTGAACCAAAAGAAGAAGTTGTTGAAGAACAAAAAGAAAACGTAGAAGAACCTACTGAACAACCAGTAATGGAAGAGATTACTGAAGAAACAGTAGAGGAAGTACAAGAAGCAGTTGAAGAAGCAGTTGAAGAAGCTATTGCAACTGGAAAACCACTACCAGAGAATATACAAAAACTAGTAGATTTTATGGACGAAACAGGTGGTGACTTAGAAGACTACGTAAACCTAAACAGAGATGTTACTAAAATGGACGACTCTGATGTGTTAGATGAATACTATCGATCTACTAAACCTCATTTAACAGCTGAAGAAAGAAACTTCTTAATGGAAGATACTTTCAGTTATGATGATGAGTTAGATGATGATAGAACTAAACGTAAAAAGAAAATAGCCCTCAAAGAGCAAGTTGCCGAGGCTAGAGCCCACTTAGACAGGCAAAAGTCTAAATACTATGATGAAATTAAAGCTGGGTCAAAGTTGACCAAAGAACAACAAGAAGCTATTGATTTTTATCATAAATACAGTGAAGATCAAAAAGGTCAGAAAAAGTTATCTCAAAAAAGCAAGAGAACATTTTTAAATAAGACTGATAGTTTCTTTGGACAGAATTTCAAAGGTTTTGAATATAATGTTGGAGATAAAAAATATCGGTTTAATGTTAAAGATGTCGATAAAGTAAAGACAACTCAAAGTGATATCAATAATTTCCTCGACAAGTTTGTTGGTGAAGATAAATCAACTATTGAAGATGCTGCAGGTTATCATAAATCTTTATACACGGCTATGAACGCAGATGCTATTGCCAAGCACTTTTATGAGCAAGGTAAAGCAGATGCAATCAAAGGTCAAGTTGCTAGAGATAAAAACATTAACCTAGAACCTAGAAAAACTCATGGCGAAACTAATGTTGGGGGTGTTAAGTATAAGGTGTTAGGTGAATCTTCTTCTGAAATTAAAAATAGATCTTTTAAAATTAGAAAGAAAAATTAACTTAAAAAATTATAAATTATGGCAATTTCAAATCCCGGTGGTGAATTGAATAGCGTACCTGCTCACATAAAGCAAACGCTATCTTCAAACTACATCGATTTTACTGCGCAAGCCACAGCTGGTTGGGCGCAACAATACCTGCCTGACTTAATGGAAAAAGAAGCTGAAGTTTTCGGACCGAGAACTATATCAGGTTTTTTATCTCAAGTTGGAGCAGAAGAGGCTATGACTTCTGATCAAGTCGTATGGTCTGAACAAGGTAGATTACACCTGTCTTATAAAGGTAAAATGACAGATGCTACTTCATTTTTAGTACAACAAGATATTGACGGTGCTGATGTTGATGTAGCTGGTATATCTAACGGCCACTCTACAACTAGACATGGTATTAGAATTAATGATACTGTTATTTTAGCTGATGCTAATGGTGTTACTAGATGTCTTGTCGTTAATGTATCAACGGATGACATCACAGTTGCTCCTTACGATGGTTCTACTATTACTGCTTTAAACACTAATCAAACAACAACTTGTTTGGTTTACGGTTCTGAGTTTGGTAAAGGTAAAACATATGGTAATGCTACTGCTGGCGCTACTGATACTAGAGGTGCTAACGAACCAAGATTTAAATCTTTCACTAATAAACCAATTATTATGAAAGACTACTACGAAGTATCTGGATCAGACGCTTCTAGAATAGGTTGGGTAGAAGTTTCATCTGAACAAGGACAAGGTGGTTATCTTTGGTATTTAAAAGCTGAAGCTGACACAAGAGCTCGTTTCACTGATTATATTGAAATGTCTATGCTTGAGTCTGAATCAGGTAATGTATCTGGAGCTGCTGATACTGAAATTAATGGTGCTGGTGAAGCGTTTGGTACTGAAGGTTTATTTTCAGCTATCGAAACTAGAGGTAATATTACCACTGGTGTTACTGGTGTTAATGCTGCTACTGATTTAGCTGAGTTTGATGCTATTTTAGCTGAATTTGATAGACAAGGTGCTATTGAAGAATACATGATGTTTGTAAATAGAGCTACTAGCTTAGCTATGGACGACATGCTTGCTTCAATGAATTCTTACGGAGCTGGAGGTACTTCTTACGGAGTATTTGACAACGACGAAGATATGGCTTTAAATTTAGGATTCTCAGGATTTAGAAGAGGTTCTTACGACTTTTACAAATCTGACTTTAGATACTTAAATGACAAAGCTACAAGAGGAAGTATTAATGACGCTAATTCTGCTAATGCGATTAGAGGTGTTATGATTCCAGCAGGAGTTTCAACTGTTTATGACCAACAAATGGGTAAAAACATGAAGAGACCATTTTTGCATGTTAGATATAGAGCTTCTGCAACTGATGACCGAAGAATGAAAACTTGGGTTACTGGTTCTGTTGGAGCTGCTACATCAGCGCTTGATGCAATGCAGTTGCATTTCTTAACTGAAAGATGTTTGATCACTCAAGGTGCAAACAACTTTATGTTAATGAAGTAATACTATTTATTTATAAGGGCGGTCTAGTATCGCCCTTATATTTTTTATTAATTATATTATATATTATATTATGGCAAAGAAAAAGAAACAAACTATAGAAGAACCTATAGTTGAAGAAACAATTGTTGTTGAAGAACAGCCGGTTGCAGAAGAGCAACCTAAGGTTAAAGCTCCTAAAATAAAAGCTAAACCAAAAAATACTTGGGAAATTAAAGATAGAGTTTACTATTTAAAAGGTAAAAAAAAGCCTATAACATACTCTATAAGAAGTTCTAATTTATTTTGGTTCGATGAAGAAAAAGGTTATGAAAGAGAAATAAAATACTGTCAAAACCAAAGAACAGTTTTTGTTGACGAAATGAAAGGTGACCAAAGACTAGAACATATTACTTTTAGAGATGGAAATTTATTTGTTTCAAAAGAACAAACAACATTACAAAAATTTTTATCTTTATATCACCCTCATAACGGTAAATTGTTTTATGAATATAAACCAGTTGAGGTTGCTGAAAATCAAATTGATAGATTAGAGCTAGAAGCAGACGCTATATTATTGGCTAGACAAATAGATATTGATTTAGCAGAAGCTATCATGAGAGTAGAGAAAGGATCTGAAGTATCTAAGATGAGTTCTAAAGAGTTAAAAAGAGATTTACTATTATTCGCTAGAAACAATCCAGATCTATTCTTAGAGTTAGCTAATGATGATAATGTTCAACTTAGAAACTTTGGTATTAAAGCTGTTGAAGAAGGTATTTTAAGCCTATCAAGTGATCAACGATATTTTATATGGGGATCAACAAATAGAAAACTAATGACAGTTCCTTTTGATGAACATCCATATACAGCTTTAGCTCATTGGTTTAAAACTGATGAAGGTATGGAAATATACACTCAAATAGAAAAAAGATTTAATTAATATCTTTTAACTAATATTAATAGCCACTCATTACGGGTGGCTATTTTTATTTAGGGGCTAACCTTCCACTTTATTATGTAACTATAATATAGTAAAATATATTTATAAGAAAAATAAAATGGTTAATATAAATAGTGTATATCAAAAGGTTTTAGCTATAGCTAATAAAGAACAAAGGGGTTATATAACTCCTCAGGAATTTAATTTGTTTGCTAGTAGAGCGCAGATGGAAATATATAATAATTATTTTCATAGTATCAAAATGGCTGAGCAGAAACCTAAAAATCAAATGCTTTATGCAGATGAAATAGAAATGATAGAAGAAAAACTACAACCTTTTCTCGAAGATAAAACTATAAATGTTTCACCAGACAATAACACAACTATAACAGCTGATCCATCGGTGTCAAGTCCTCTAGATTTATCAAGTTTAAATTATACTATACATAAGTTAACAAGAGTAACAAGAGGCAATGGAACCGTTGTTGTACCGATAAATAAAAGTCAAATACATCATACTGAAGGTAATCCGCTTACTAAAGCAACATTAACTAGATCTGTTTATGTTAGACAAAATATGAATAGTGGAACTAATTTAAATATAATTCCAGCTGTAACTTCGTCAACCGTCAATGTTGATACAAATAGTAGTGGTTCTAATGACTCTGAGTCTTTTGTAGTAAGTTTCTATAAAAGACCAGCTATTCCAAACTGGACATATGTTGTTGTTAATAATAAAGCTCTTTATAATTCTACTGCTGGTGACTTACAAGATTTTGAGTTACATATGAGTGAAGAAGAAAACTTAGTTTCAAGAATACTAATGTCAGCTGGAGTAACTTTAAAACAACAGGATATTTATCAAGCTGGTGCAACAAGTATTCAATTAGAAAAACAACAACAAAATAGTTAATTATGGGATTACTAGATGAAACAACTCAAGGAACTTATTATGATGCTTCTAATGCTGCTAATTTTGGTAATTATCAGTTTGTAACATTAGAAAATATTATACACGCTTTTATGTATATATATGTAGGTGAAAGCAAAATAATAAGTAAAGTTAGTAGAACAGATGTGCAGTTTCACGCTATGCGCGCAATACAAGAGTTGTCATATGACGTATTAAAATCTTTTAAATCACAGGAAATAGAAGTACCAAATACTTTATCTATGATACTACCTCAAGACTATGTTAACTACATAAAGGTAGTTAGAGTTGGTAGTGATGGTTTAGAAAGAGTATTATATCCAGCTAGAAAAACATCAGATCCATTTGCTATAACACAAGACGCAAATGGTGTTTATCAATTTACAGGTGGCGCTTTAACAGAGCAAACGCCTAGTAATACGTCTGAAAACTTTGAGAACGTAACACCTGTTAACTATCAACTATACGATGTTAACTACTCTTCTGATATAGAAATATCTACAGAAGGTAGAAGATATGGGTTAGATCCACAATATTCTCAAATTAATGGTAGTTTTTTCATAGACCAATTAAGAGGTTTAATAAAGTTTGGTGCTGCATTAGCTGGTGAAACAATTACACTTCATTACGTTAGTGACGGTTTAGGCACTGACGCGGAAATGATTGTTCATAAATTTTGCGAAGAAGCTATATATAAGCATATAGCATATGGAGTGTTATCCACTAGATCTAATATACCGGAGTATATAGTTCAAAGATACAAAAAAGAAAGATTTGCTGAAACTAGAAAAGCAAAAATAAGATTATCAAATATTAAGATAGAAGAATTTACACAAGTACTAAAAGGTATGGGTAAACAAATTAAGTAATTATGCCGGAAATTAAACACAACTTTACAGCCGGTAAAATGAACAAAGATCTTGATGAAAGATTAGTTCGTAACGGTGAATATAGAGATGCATTAAACATACAAGTTAGAACTACTGAAGGTGATAGTGATGGTGTTGGTGACGCTGGTTCAGTGCAGAATATAAAAGGTAACACAAAAATAGCTGAAGCATATAGAACTGTAGGTTATAATAATAATGAAACTAAAATCATAGCTAGTGTAGCTGATGAAAAAAATGACTGTGCTTATTTTTTTGCTGCAGCACCTTTACCTCAACAACAAGCTGGAGCTAAAAAAGGTGCTCTAGAAAGTATTGAACCTAGCACGATAGCTGACTTAACTGGTGTACCATCAAACTCAGATGTTAGATGGGTTGATAGTATAATCCAGGTAAACGCTGATGGTACCGACGCAGAAGTTGTTTTTGTAGATTATTATGCTAGAACTGGACAAATTATAAACTATATCACACAAGAAAATTTTAATGCTTTAAATGGCTCTACAACACCTTTCAACTCAATAACATTCAACGCACCTATTGCTAGAATTGGTATGAGGCTTTTTATTCAAAGAACTCCTTCAGGCGGTGGTCTTACAACAAATTATTTATTCGATAGCAATGGAGCTGATGGTGTTGAAATTATAAATATTAATGGAAACCAAGTTTTACTTGAGTTTGGACAATCTATTGATTTTAGTACTAGTGACTTTAATGAAACTGAAACTCAAAATATAGTTGTAAAACTAATTCACAAAGAAAGAGTTTTAGAGTTTGACCATGATAGTTTAATAAGTTCTTCTGTTAATGTTATTGATGATTTATTATTTTACACAGATAATAAAAGTGAACCTAAAAAAATAAATATAACAAGATCTAAATTAGGTAGTATTCAAGATAATTACCTAACAGATCCTAAGCATACTAAACTTTTTGTTAAAAACGCGCAAGGTGAATTAGTTAACGTAACAGAAGTTGAAAACTATAATGACACTTCTTTGAGTGCATCTGTTGATGCTCATGGTGATGTAGAAAAAGAGCACGTTACGGTTATAAGAAAGAAACCAACGTCACCACCAACGTTAGAAATGAGTCCATCAGATAGAGAAGGTCCTATAGAGTTTGATATACAATACCCTGAAACTATAACAAATAATGACGGTGAAGATTATCTTCTTGGTGGTTTTATAAACTTAACAGAAAACTATGTTGATTTCAACGAAAGTGGTGGTGAGTCTTCAAGTGAAATGGAAATATTTCAACTTCAAGCTGGTGATGGTGTAGCAAGCGTAGGTTCTGAAAGAGTTGTTAAGTTTCCTTCTCAAGTAGATGTTAGGTTAAGCGATATATTAATATTTGAAAGTGTTCAATATGGGTTTTCAAATCCAGTAATTGTGCAAGCTACCGTTGAAGAAACAGATATCGCAAATGCAGTATCTGGTCAGTTTAAGTGGCATAGAATAAGATGTACCGTTATTGATCCAATGTTAGAACAACTTAATCCAGACCAATGGACCGTAACAATACAGCAACCAGCAGCGTTGTTTGAAACTAAATTTGGAAGATTTGCATATAGATATAAATACGAAGATAATGAATATTCAGCATTTTCGCCTTGGTCAGAATTAGCTTTTTTACCAGATAGTTTTTCCTACACACCAAGCACTGGTCACAATGAAGGTATGGGTAATAGTGTTAGAAGACTTAAGGTTAGAGATTTTATACCTAACAACTCTTATAGGCCAGATGACGTTAGGTCTATAGATATACTATGGAAAACAACAGACGATCAAAATGTTTATGTTGTTAAAACTATAACTAGAGAATTAGATGACGAGTGGGAAGATTTTGTAGACAACAACTCTATTGAATCTACAGGTTCTTTAAGCATAACTTCTGAAATGATTAATAGAACTCTACCAGCAAATCAACTACTAAGAACCTGGGATAATGTTCCAAGATTTGCGCTAGCTCAAGAAGTTACAGCTAGTAGAATAGTATATGCTAACTATGTTCAAGGTTATGATATCGACACTGTTGTTGGTTTAAAACAAACAATTATATCTGATCCAGTGGATTTTCCAAACCCACAAAGATCTGTTAAATCAATGAGATCTTACAAGTGGGGCATGGTATTTGGTGATGAGTATGGTAGAGAGACACCTGTACTAGCTAGTAGTTATAAAACATCTTCTGGTGAAACAATAACAGGTACAGCGTCTGTAGCCAAACAACTATCTGCATTTTCTAATAAATTTGAATTACAGCAAAATTGGAACTCACAGCCTTTACCTTGGATGAATTATGTTAAGTATTATGTAAAAGAAACATCTAGTGAATACTACAATTTAATTTTAGATAGATGGTACGATGCTGGTGATGGTAATATATGGTTAGCTTTTCCTTCTGTAGATAGAAATAAAGTTGATGAAGAAACCTACTTGATACTAAAAAATGAACATGGTAGTCAAGCCGCTGTTCTTGATAAAGCTAGATATAAAATACTAGCAATAGAAAATGAAGCTCCTGATTTTATAAAAACAGAAAGAAGAAAGTTTAATAGAATAGAAATAAATAGAGATAATATATACACAGCTTCAATTGCTAGTGAAATCACGGGTGTTCCTGATAAATTAATAAACAACTCTACTTTGCTAACTACGAATCAAGATATAAATACTATACATCGAAGTGATTTTAAAGGTAGAAAAAAAGTTAGAATAGTAGGTGTTTATACACCAGATGGTACTGATGATCCTATTGAAGTTTTTAGTCCTTATAAGTCTGTTACACAAATAAAAAATCAAGACGACGGTGGTTGTGTTATATCTGAAAAATTTACAAATGAAGAAGCGAATATGTTTCTTAAAATATCTAGCGCACTAGCGAGCGCTGGATTAGAAGCTGAAATAAACGTAACAAATGTTGATGATAATGATGGGTCGGGTACTATAAATGACGACTACATTTACTACTATTTAGAATACATGGACGAACAAACAAACAATCTTCCTGAGTTTGATGGTAGGTTTTTTGTTAAAATTCAAAAAGATCAAGCACTAAGAGATAGAGTTTTAAATGAAGGTCCATTAGATTACATTGTGACAGATAGTTTTGATATAGCTTACATATCAAATTCAAATACAAATCCAGCGGTAAGCGGTCCTCAAAAAGATTTTACATGGCCAACAGATAATCCCGGATTTTCTGGAAGTGCTGTTGAGGCTGTGGTGTCACATGAAACTCTACCAGGAGAAGTATCAACAGATCACAGTAATCACTGTGCCGCTGACTATAACAATTCTCAACTTACAACATCGCCTTATTCAACAAATCTTGAAATAGACGCATCAGAACAAGGCAGTATACCAGCTTTTGGACCTGGTAACTTCTTTGCTACTAGACAATTTTGGACAGATTGGAATCAAAACAAATCAACTAATATATTTTTAGATAATGCTCCAGCAGCTACTGGGCACGAAGATATGGTTTCTACTTTTAGTTTATATTTACCTAACAATTCAACGGTTCTTGACAATAACAGCTCAGCTGAACCTTATGCATCGGGTTATTACAATGGCAACTTAATGCCATCATATGGTGGGGGTACAACCCCAATAAGTTACACGTGGAAAAGCCAGATATGGGGACCAAATGATTATATGGAGCTTAATTCTCAATTTTACGCTACGAATGGTGGCAGTGGCTATAGTGGTACGCATATCAATCCAAACTACCAACCAGCTGGATTATCTCAAGGTACTGCACAAGATGGACTTTTTGGTCAAATGACGTTTTCGGCTGTAAGTGATCAAGAGGTAAATAATCTTAGTGAAGGCGATAATACTAATATTGTAACTAATCAATTTTCACCTGGATCTGATATTGTGTTTAAAGCTAAAATACAGCAACCAGGAACTTTATTTAGATTTGCAGCAGACCCAGATCAAATTGTTTATAGAGTTATTGAAAATTCTCAAATAATAACAGCTTACTACACTAGTTTAGGCGCTCAAGCTTTCGATCAACCAGATCTTATTTCCAGCAATACTATTGATGATATTTTTGAACAAAGAGGTCCAATAAATATAGGTACATCAAGTAATGGTACAAATGGACAAATGCTTCAATATAACTACTATAGATCTAGCCCGAACTTTAATTCACCAGCTCAAAGCAATACGTCAGGTGCAGACAACAACCATACCCCTGTTGAACCAGCTCAACTCAGGACTAGTATAATCGTTAGGTTTGAAAGAGTAGGTACTGCTGGAGAAAGTATACCAAACTCAGGGGTAGATGTTGAAAGATTCGATCCTAGAGGTGAGGTAACACATGATGGTCTTGGTTCTTTTCAAATTCAAATACTACAAAGATCATCAGAAGGTGAATTAAGTACAGATGATGTTGTAACAGAATCTTCATGTTGGGAAACAGAGCCAAAAGAAAGTGCAGATTTAGATATATACTATGAAGCCAGTTCTGCTATACCTATGAAACTAAATATGTTAAATATAATGGAGTTTGTAGGTTCTAATGCAAACCGTAATTTTGCAAGCTTAGTTTATGTAAAAACTAGAATGTTTAATCAAGTTGTGCAGAATGTTAATCTTGATGGAGATGCCTATGCTTTTAGAACAATTGGAGATGATGGTGTTGTTGTTCATAGTAACTTTTCTATTAATCAAAATAATAATAGTATAAGTTCTAGTGCTATATCACCTAGTATAGATAATAATTTAAATTTAATTTCAGTTGACGATACTATATGTTTTAGAAGATCAAATGGTTTTGAAACTAAAAGTAAAGTACTAGATCATTATAAAATAGTGTATGATTTTGATTCAGAAAATGGAGAATCTTTACAACTATCAGATAGATATGGTCCTGTTAGTTTACCTTCAAATAATGCAGATTTAACCTTAGACGATCCTCCTATATTTCCTGATACTCCACAAATTGTTGGTGGAGGTGCGGTCCTAACATATAATGCTAGCTCAAATATAAATTCTGACATATACATGCCTACTATAAATGGTGTTACCGCAACCGTACCTTTTACTGGCCCAGGAGGAGCAGGAACTGATACAGGTTATGCCATAAAAGTCGGCATGAATGTTATTCCTGCTCCAGGCTTTGAAGACATGATTATACCTGGAACATTTGTTGAGCAAATAAGTTTTAGTTTCTCAGGAAACACAAATGCAGCAAACTCGGTATTAATAATCGTGCAACTTAACAACCCTATTGTTGGTAGCTTTAATAACGATACTGTTTTAGAAATAACATACGCTGATGTTACTGGTGTATTTAAAATAGATGATGATGTTTGGCAATATCCGGTTAAGTTGCCTTGGTTTAATTGTTATTCATTTGGTAACGGTGTTGAATCAGATAGAATACGAGATGATTTTAATGCTCCACAAATAGATAATGGATGTAGAGTATCTTCTACGTTTTTAGAGTATGGTGAAGAAAGAATAGGTAGTGGTATAATACACTCTGGTCTTTATAATTCAACATCTAGTGTTAATGACTTAAATGAATTTAACATGGCTGAAAAAATTACTAAAAATTTAAATCCAGCCTACGGTTCTATACAAGCCATGAAAACTAGAGAGAACAATATAGTAACATTTACAGAAGATAAAATATTAAAAGTTCTAGCCAATAAAGATGCCGTATTTAACGCAGATGGTAATCCGCAACTTGTTGCAACAAATAGAGTTTTAGGAGATGCAACGCCCTTTGCTGGTGACTACGGTATATCTAAAAACCCAGAGTCATTAGCTAGTGATCAATATAGAATGTATTTTACTGACATGCAAAGAGGTGCTGTTCTAAGATTATCAATGGACGGACTAACACCTATATCAAACGTAGGTATGAAAACGTATTTTAGAAATAACTTAAAAACGTGTGATAGTTTAATAGGTACTTTTGATACCGTTAACGGTGAGTATAACTTATCGTTATTAAGAAAACCAGCTAATGCTAGTGCTGATAGTCCTTATGTTACTGTTTCATTTAACGAAGGTAGTAAAGGTTGGGTTAGTTTTAAAAGCTTTGTTCCGTCAACAGGTGTTTCTATTAGTGGTAAATATTTAACTGCACCATCAGGTTACAGGTGGTCAGAATCCTCTGGTTCTTCTAATCAGCAAGTTTCTAGTATTACACATAGTGTTTACGAGCATTATACTAATAATCAATATAATAGGTTTTATGATGTTAGCTCAGCGTACGCTCCTTCAAAAGTAAAAATTTTATTTAATGATTTACCAAGTGTTATCAAATCTTTTAAAGCAATTAATTACGAAGGATCTAAAGGAAATGTAACACAAAATACTGACGACACATCAGAATACTATAATATATCTGCCACGAGTGGATGGAGGGTTAGTACTTTTAAAACTGATATTGAGTTTGGTAAAGTTAATGAGTTTATTAAAAAAGAAGGCAAGTGGTTTAATTATATTAAAAGTTATGCTGAATTTCCTAATTTATTCACAACAACTGCAACAGAAGACTCCGGTGACTTAGGTAAGTTTGCTGTACAAGGATTAGGTAAACCCTTGGCTAATACTAATGATACTCAAAATCAAGTAGATATAACTATAAATACAGAAGATACAGATGGCTAATTATACATTAACAGGTTTTAGTGCAACAGAAAATAAAAATGACTCTATATTTTTTAATAATATGGTTACGTCTGGAAGTGTTACTATAACTCCAAACGATGGTTATGTTGTGTCTGCGTCTGATTTTTCTGTTTCAAGTTTACCAAGTAGTGTTGCTTCTGTTGTTTTCACAGATACAACTACAGCTGGCGCGGTTGGTAACACTGTTACTGGATTAGCTACTTTTGCCTCTAGTTTTGTTGCTAGCGAAAATACTGATATAACTCTTGATATAGTTGGTGACGCAAAAGTATTTACAGAAAAAACTAAAACATTTTCATTTAAATCTAGTATAAAAAACGATACAAATAAAAATACCTTTGGCTCGATTATTTTTACAGCAAACAGTGGTTACACTTTCACAACTTCTTCACCTGTTAATAATATAACAACAACTTCTATTTCTGCTACATTAACTAATAATATATTAACAAAAATAGGGACGTTAACCATTACAGCTAGTACTAATTATCACTTTAGATCTAAACCATATTTATTTTATGATGATAATAATGATTATAAAAATATAGTAATAAAAACTACTGGCACAACAGTAAATTCAAATGGAGAAAAAACAGCATACAACTTTGATGTATTAGCTAAAGCAAACGTAGATATTAACACTTCTGATATAGACTTAAAATACACTGCTACACCTATTAGTTCAACAAGTAAATTAATAACAAGTGTTAGAATAAATTCAACTCAATTGTCTAGTTTAGGTGGTGATAAAACAATAAAGGTGCAGGGTACAAACGATGCTGAGTTTAGTATTATTGCTACAAAAGATAGTGACAATTCTTCTATATTAAGTAGAAAAAATGATAGTATATTAACTTCATCATTTGGTACTGTAGATGCTTATACTAAGAAAATAATTAGCGCAGGAAATTTTGGCTTAGGATATTGTTATTACAATCAAACGTTTCCATCTGGAACAGGTACTTATAGTGTTTCTATAATTCCTAAAGATGGAACGTCTATCTCATCTGGTGTGACTACAGAATATACTATAACTCAATTAGCTAATCCAACAATAACGCTTACTGTTTCTACTGGTAACGCTAGAATAACTACAACGGCTGTTCCTACAATGCAGTTCACTGGAAGGCCCAACACTAGAGCAGCAGAGTTAAAACATAATAACAGTGTGTTAAGTTACAACTCTATAGATATACCTTTAACAACTAATGGTGGTCACACGTTTAATGCTCCATCTACAATAAATTGGTCAAATACAGATAATTCAGCGTCTTCGTGGACAAACTCCGCGTTTGGCCCTTCTAATGGAAATAATAATGTAGATATGACTAGAATAGCAGCAACAAGAAGTAATGGAAATAACAATTTAAATATAACTTTTAAATTTATAATAATTAGCTTTGGAAACGCTAGTGTAACAATGAATTTAAACTTAGACGACCACGTAACAACATCTTAATATGGCAACACAAACAGTACATTTACCTAGACAAGATTATTCTTCTTTACAAATTGGAGACAGAGTTTATAGAACCAGCACACAACAAGTAGGCGGTTTCAATACGAACTTAGGTTCTTTATTAACGGTAGGTGAAATAACAAATATACAAGACGGAACAATAGCTGCAGATGGGGTTATTACTAATACAACTGTTTTAACCATTGACGTTTCTGATACTTTAGAACAAACAACTACTGATCATTATTTACTTTTTCAAAAATCTAATATAGCTAATAAATCATCTATATTGGGTTACTATGGAGAAGCAGAATTTGAGAATGCAGCAGTTCCTTTTGGGAAAATTGAATTATTTTCTGTAGCCTGTGAATACAGTGAAAGTAGTAAATAAATAGCAATAAATGTAACTATAATATAGTAATAAATAGAAAATAATATGGATCCATTTACAATAATAGGTATAGGTATGCAGGTTGGCTCGAGTATATTCGGGGCGGTTCAAGCTAAAAAAGAAGAAGAAGCTGCTAAAAAGAAAGCAGATGAAGCTAGAGAAAAAATGAACTCATTAAGAGCTCAATACGAAAGTCTTGATACTAGTAATCCATATCTAAACATGGAGAATACAATGGAAGATTTAACAATCAACCAAAAACAAGCTGATTTTCAACGACAATCATTTCAACAAAGTCAAGCTAATATAATGCAGGGACTTAGAGGTGCAGCTGGTGGTAGTGGTATAGCAGCTTTAGCTCAATCGCTAGCTCAACAAGGTCAGATAGCAGCTCAACAATCTGCGGCTAGTATAGGTCAACAAGAAGCAGCTAATCAAAGAGCAGCAGCTCAACAAGCTGCAGCAATACAAGCAAGAGAACGAGAGGGTGAAGTATATTCAAGAGATTTAGAAAGAGAAAAAACATCTACACTATTAGGCATGGCTCAGCAAGAAACTGCAGCTTATCAAGCTCAAGAAGGAGCAGCTAGACAAGCAAGAACAGATGCTATAACTGGAGGTATGACTGGCATGGCAGACATGTTTGCTGGTTTTGGTGATAGTAGTAGTGCTTTTAATTCTAGTCAGCAAAGCTCTATACCTAGTTGGTTGCAAGATCAATTTGATGAGTACGATGCTAATCCAACATCTAATATAAACGCAACAATAATAAACTAATATGGCAGATCAAACATTAGTACAAGGTGCTGGTTTAGTAGCACAAACAGAAGGAGTAGGTAAACTAGCTGCAGCTGAAGGCGCAACGAAAGTTGCAGCGCACTTGGCTGAAGGAATAAGTACTGTTGTACAAAAAAGAAACAGAGAGTTTAATGCGATTGTTAAAGCTACTTTAGCTAAAACAGAAGGCATGGACGACGAGACATACAAGAAGTTATCAAAAGCTCTTGAAAGAAAAAGAGGCGGCTATGTTTATTTGAATAAAAAAGAAAGATTATTATCTGAAAGAGATTTACTTAAATTTGCTGATAATATTAAAAAAGAAAAAATAGCTAAAAATACAATAGCCAGTGATCTTGAAAACGAAGGAGCTATAGTTGAAAAGTTGGGAGATGATGTTGATGATATCAAAGACATACTAGATGGCACAAATCCTCCTATTACAAATGAAAATGGAGACGTTGGTTATATTATGAGACCTCAATTTGCAGATAAAAGACCATCTTTAAAAGAGTTTGTTGTCGAAGATGAAAATGGTAAGCAAACTTTATTAAGTTACAGAAAAGCTTGGGATGATGATAGATTTAAAGTTTCATCAGATGGTAAATTTAAAACTGATAAATTTGGTAATAAGTATGAAAATACTACAGCTGGGTTTGAAAAATTTCAAAGAGAGTCAAAGTTGTATTGGATAAATCAAGCTAAAAAAACTGGTAACAAACTGCTACATTTTAATTCAACAACAGGTAAAAGAGAGTACTTAACCCCAGATGAAGCGCAACAGCTACTAGATGATAAGCCTCAATTTGTAAAAATAGAAGATATACAAGAACATATTAAAGGTAACTTAAAAGATAAGGCCACGTTTAGTAAGATTGACGGTGCTACTGCTAAGATTATAGAGGATGCTAAAACTGGTAAGGAGTTTAATGCTGATGCCGTTAGAAATGACATGATGAAAATGTTAAATGATGAAAATACTAATTTAAAATCTTTAGCGTCAGACAAAAACAATATTACAGGTAGCTCTTTTAAATCAGACTTAACACAAGCTTTACAGACAGCTAGCTACGAAGATTTAGGTGTTAAAAATGAAAAATTATTAAAATCAAGAATTGAAGATTTAGATCCAAATACAGATGGCGATGACGATAAGATATCTCAACAAGATGCAGAAACAATAGTTGAATCTTTAATGAGTGACGACTCTACATTGAAATTTTATTTAGAACAATACTTTACTAAAGCAATAAAACAACAGCATGATGCTTATACTTCTAATAAAGAAAAGCAAACTAAAGATAACGAAGTAGAGCAGGTTGAGGTAGTAGGTGGTTCAATTGACGAAAATGGAAACTACATACCAGATGATGTTGAAGTTAGTAATGTTGGTGATGACAACATTGAAACTGAAGCTAAAGATAAGGAACCACAGGTGTATAAACCATCTTTGAACGATACACAAAATCAAGCTTTATCTCCTCTTAGTGTTACAGGTAAAGGAGCTATACTAGAAAATAGTAAAGCTATAACAATGAAAAGTGTTCCCACTGGAAATCCACTTCTCCCAACAACTGATGTCACAGGTATGAGAGTTGATGGTACTAAAATAATGATTGATACAAGTGCTGGTATAAGTAAATCATTTGGAGAATTTAAAAAATCTGGGAATAAATATAAGTGGGCACCAAATCCTGAATTTAAAAAATTATTTAAAGAAAAAGCAACAAAAGAACAACAAGCTTCATTTAATGAATTTATTAGGCTAGTTGAAAGTGATCCTGAGTACGCGGCAGTTCTAATGGGTCATATACAAAGTGGTAAAGGTACCATGAATGCCGCAACATTAGAAGTAAAATAATAACGGGTAACTAACGATACAGTATGAAAATAGAATATATATTAAATGGTAAAGTCGTAAAGATTGAACCAAAACATGAAGCATATTTTTTAAAAAATAATCCTACGGCAATAAAATCTACAGTGCCGGGAAAGTCTCAAGAGGCGGGCCAGCCTCAAACAAATCAACAAACAAATACGGAATTACAGTCGGGAGATGGTTCTTCGGACTCAGTAAAGAAATTTAAACTAAACAATAAGGTTGTAAAAGTTGATTCTAAGAATGTAGATTATTTTAAAAAGAATAATCCAGAAGCTGAAGAATTAAATTACAAACCAGGAACTTGGCTAGATATTAGAGGAAAAATAAAAAAGATAAATAAATTTGGCACGCTTTTTCCTCTTCTACCTGCTTTACCACAATTTATGCTCAGTAGTAAATACGACGGCGATGATAGTATACCTGAAGATGGTGGTTGGATTGAAGATTTAATTGTAGCAGCACAACAAGGTGGTAAAGCTGGAATGAGTGTTGAAGAGGCATGGGATGTGTATGGTAAAGGAGCTAATATATCAGATGAAGAACTACAAGATTACATCAGTGCTGCTAAAAGAATGGACCAAACTAAACAGACTCAAGAACAAGTGTTGTTTCAAAAGGTTTCACAAGATGCTGGTGGCGGGATTTGGGGTACGCTAAAAGGTTTAGCATATAACCCAGGATATGCCCCACAGTTTATAGTATCATCATTAGCAACTATGGTTACTAGTTTAGAAGCTGAGCAAACAGTAGGTGGTGTTATAGCTGGTGGTGCAGCTGGATACGCGGTTGGTACTGGAGTTGGTGCTGCAGCTGGTTCTATAGGTGGTCCTGTTGGTGCTTTTTTAGGTGCTGTTGGTGGTGGTGGTATTGGAAGTGTGGGTGGAGCAATGGGAGGGTTAATTGCTAGTATGGAAACTGGATTAACTCTAACCGACTTATTAAAAGATGAATTAAAGACCAGGGGTATAGATCCAGTAAATGGATTTAACGAAGAAAATATAAGAAATATACTAGAAGACAAGGAAGCTATTGATAGAATAAAATCTAGATCATTAGCCAGAGGTCTTACTATAGGTGCTATAGAGGGCTTGACACTAGGTTTATCAAGAGGTGTTGGTAGTCAACTTGCTAAAACGGCTACAGTTAGTAAGGTAGCAGCAGCTACTGCAACTACAGAAATGGCTGGTGGTTTTATTGGTGAGGTTGCTGGTCAAGCTGCCGCGGGTCAAGAAATAGATTTAGGTGAAGCTACGCTAGAGGCTATTGGTGAAGCAAAAGGTGTAGTTAACTCAGCTGACATAATAGCTAGCGTGAGAGGTAGAAAGTATACTGTTAATGGAGAATCTGTAACTAGAGATAAAGCTTTAGAGATACTAAATAACAAGCAGATGACAACTTCTGAAAAAACAAAGATTCTTTCTAACATGAAGATTGAAAACGATGAAAACCTACAAAACGTGTTAGATGGGAAGTTAAACGACGCTTTGATTGAGGTTGGTATAGACTCTAAAGTTATTGGTATTGAAGATAGAAAAAGATTAGTTGAGTTACAGAAGAAAAAATTAAAAGCAGAAGAAGATGTTAAGAAGACTGGTGTATTTAAAGTTATAGGTGCTCAAAAAACTTTAGAGAATATTAACAACGAGATAGATGAAATAACTACAGCATACGAAGGTGTACATGGTAACACAAAAGACGTTAAGCTATTAGAGCAAGATGCTATAAGTATTGCTCAAGATCTAGCTGAACAAAACTATTTGCGAAACCTTAAAACGTTAGAGGCAACAATAAAATTTGCCGAAGACAATCAACAGGTTATCGGTAAAGATGTTATAGTTGCTGAATCAGATGTCGATGCTCAAGCATATCACGACATGGCTATTGATGAATTTAATAGCAAAATAGAAGATCAAATAAATAACGTTAAAAATAATGAGCAACTAACTACTGAAGAAAAATCAACTCAAATAGAAGAATTAAATTCTAAAAAAATAGCAGAATCAGATGTTGCTGGAGCAGATGGTTTTATAGTTGGCGATGTTATAGTTATAAACAAAGACGTGTCTGCTAGCACTAGACAAATAAATGTTGGTGCACACGAGTTGTTGCACGGTGTAATTCGTAAGCATATAGATGGTTTAAGTGAAGCTGATAGAACTAAACTAATATCTGATTTCAAAAACACTCTAACAGATAGTCAAAGAACATATATTCAAGGTAAGCTAGAAGCTAGAAAAGCTGCTGGTGAAACAGATTTAAATCTAGAAACAACTGAAGAGTGGTTGACTACATTTTCAGATGGTATAACAAAAGGTGATATAACTTTTGATGAAAGTTTATTTAGCAAAGTTGGTTTATTAATACAAGATGTATTAAGAAAGTTTAATGAGTTTAGTGGTGGTAGATTAGGTGTTAAGGAATTTGCTGATGGTAGACAAGTTTACAACTTTATGAAAGACTATCAAAAATCTATTAATAAAGGTAGATTAAGTAGAAGAGCCGTCAAATTAGCAGGCGGTGGGGCTCAGGCTACAACTCAAAGAAAATCTGTATCTGTTTTAGAAGAGAAAGCCGATATTCAAGCTATGTCTGAATCAATAGATAGGCATGTACCTAAAGATATAACTACCAACGAAGAGTTTTTAACTCCTGATAGAACTAGAATGAGTCCTTATGATAAGGTCATGCAGGAGGTTTTAATTGATAATACTCTAGATGGTTATATAAATAGATTAGTTATAGCAGATAAAAGCTTAGGCGGTATAACCAATAGATCTGAGATTGTTGAAAATATAAAATTTGAGCTGATCAAAAAGATAAGAAGTGAATACAAACCTATTGTTGATGGAAACTATAGAAGTTTATTTAGCTACATATATGGAGCAGCTGCACAAAAAGGTAAGGGTGGTATAGCTTTTAAATCATTGCTAAATGTTAAAAAAGATTATGCTAAAAGAGTAGATAGAGGAGCAGTTTCTTTAGAGGTCAAAACTCCTGAAGGTGTACAGACTAGGCAGGTAGAAGATGTAACAGAAGAAGCTAGTATTGAAACTGAAGATTTATCTATAGCAAAGCAGGCTAAGCAGATAAGAGATGCTAAGAAAAGAAAACAACAAGGTTTATTAGAAGAAAAACAAACAGGTAAGTTTGTGAATAAAGAATATAATCATAGTAAAGAAACTAACAACAAGGTTGAAGGTGTTGTTGAAAGAAGCAACTATGATGTCAATAAACCTTATGAAGCCGTCAAAGAAGACATGATGGCTCAAGAAGATAAAAATGCCAAAGTATCTACTGATGTAAATCCCACCGGGGTATTATTTGACGCTTTTGAGGTTATAGCTAGAAATGTATTTGGTGTAAATCCAAAAGCTATTATGGCTAAGCAGCAAAATTTAAGTAAGTCTGAAAATGAATCTGGTAGAAAGACTATAGCTAATAGAGCTAAAAAAGAAGGTACATTAAGAAAGTATTTAGAAAAAATATTACCTGATAGAAATTATAATCCTAAAACTAAAAAATCAATTGGTACTTGGGCTGGATTAATAAGATCACTATACACAGATGCTGTAAACGAAAATGGTAAACCTATTAGAATAGATAATATTAAAGGTAGGGTTTTAAATTTAGAAAAATTTACAGAGGCTCAACTAGCTGAAATGTTTGGTTTAACGCCAGACTACAAACTATTGCCATATAAAAAAGGTTTTAAAGATGGTATGATAAAAGGTGTTGTTGTTGCTGAGTCTGTATTAACAATTAATCAAGCAGCTAGAGTTGCAGCTAAACAACCTGCTGCACCTATTAGTATAGGTAAACCTAAAGCGATGTTTAGTAAGTCGCCAGGTGAATATATTAAAAATTCTTATAGAGCTGCTACTAGAGATATTGCTGCTGAGCTAGAAAAAAGATTTGGCTCAAAGTTTTTAATGGAAGGTAGTGTTAAAAATAGACCAGCTCAACTTAAGCAAATTTATGACGAGAAGACTGGAGAAACATTTGAGCAAGCTAGAGATAGAGTGGCTAATAATTTTGTTGAAAGATTTCCTAGATTTAGAAGAATGTTAATGTTAGGTCTTACTGGTGGTGTATCTAGATCCACGTACGGAACAATTGCTAATTTTAATAAAAAAGTTAAGCCAGCTCCAAAGGGTGTTGATGTTATAGAGATAAAAAGAAACAAATACACTGTAACCGGTAGGAAACAAAAAGCTAATATTGTAAAATTCTTAAAATCAGTATTTAAATCAGAAAAAAGTAAATTAAAAAACTTAAAAGACTTTTTTGTAGCTATACAAGATTACATACAGGAAAACCCTAAAGACACGTGGTTGTTTTTAGAAATGCTTAGAGATAGCACGAATGCTGGCATGGGACATGTAATCAGGATACTAGCGCCTACAAAGTTCTACACAGTCGATCAAAAAACTAAAAAGCCTATATTAAATGAAGATGTAGTTGAAGAGCATACAGATCCGCAGAATCAAATAGGTACAGCTCTTTTATATGCAGCTATAAATGGTAATGTTAATGAAGTGTTTAGTGTTATTGGTGGTTCTTATATGCAAGGTTCTATCTTAATAACTGAAGATAACAAAATAAATAACGTTATTAAAGATCCTAAAAAGCGTAGCTTAAGCAAAGATATGCCTGATATTTATTTTGATATAATAATACCTAGGCTAAAAAATGGTTCACTAAAACTACCGCCTGGTATGGCATCTGTTGTTAGACTAGCTGTTCAAGGTGTAAACTTAAATCAATTAATGCTTGTAGATACCGATCAAACTATAGCAGAGTATTTTGGTGTTGGACTTGATGTTAAAAACATGACTAACAACCAAATAAATAGGATGGTTTCAGCTCAAAATCAATTAGTTGTAATGCAATTAATTGGTGAAACAACTAAAGCTAAAGCCACTAAAGCTATTAAAGTAATATCAAGTACTAAGTTTAAATTAACAAAGAAAAAAGCTAAAGCTCTTATAGATAGTAAAGATGCTGCTATAAATCAAATAGAGTTTAGTAAAAGCCCTGAAGAAAGAGGTATGTCTACTTTTGACTTTGATGATACATTAGCTAAAACAAAATCAGGTGTTAGAGTTACACTTCCTAATCTAGATGGTGAACCAAAGCCAAAAAGAAAAGTTATATTTCTAGCTGGTGGAGCTGGTAGTGGTAAAGGCAATGTTGTTAGAAAATTAGGTTTAGAAAAACAAGGTTTTAAAATAGTTAACCAAGATATATCATTAGAGTGGTTGAAGAAAAACCATGGCTTACCTGCAGACATGAAAAATTTAACTAAAGAACAGAGAAGTACTTTAGGAAAATTAGGTCATCAAGCTAGGGGTATCGCTAGAAGAAAAATGATGAAATACCAAGGTAACGCAGATGGTGTTGTGGTTGATGGAACTGGTGCTTCTAGTAGGAACATGCAAAAGCTTGTAGACGAGTTTGAGGCTAAGGGATATGATGTTAGTATGATATACGTAGAAACATCGTTAGATGTAGCGTTACAACGTAATAGGGCTAGACAAGAACGTTCACTGCTTGATGTTATAGTTAGACGTAACCACGAGTCTGTTCAAAATAATAAATCTACATTTAAAGAAATGTTTGGTAAAAGATTTATGGAGGTTAATACAGATAATCTAACGATAGATAGTCCTATGCCAGAAACTTTAACAGAAAAAGTTAATGACTTTGTTTTTAGTTATGAGAAACAAAGAATTGACGCTGAAGAATTTGCTGCTCGTGGAAATGAAATACTTGAGCAAGGAGGTAAGTTTGACTTTTCAGAGTTTAATGAAGTTGTAGAAGGGGCACCTGGACCATTACTTAATAAAGCTATAGAAAGAGCTAAAAAATACGGAACAAAAGATATGTTTGTATTAACAGCTAGACCAGCTGAATCTGCTAAAGCTATACAAGAGTTTTTAAAATCACAAGGCTTAAATATACCTATAGAAAATATCACTGGACTAGCCGATAGTACTGGTGAAGCTAAAGCAATGTGGATGTTGCAAAAATTTGCTGAAGGTTATAATAATTTGTATTTTGTTGATGATGCTTTTCAAAATGTAAAAGCTGTTCAAGATGTATTAAATCAATTAGATGCTAAATCTGAAGTAGTACAAGCAAAAGCTAGATTTAGTAAATCAGCTAGTCAAGAGTTTAATCAAATAATTGAAGAGTCACAAGGCACGGAAGCTAGTAGAGTAATTTCTCAAGCTGAAGCTAAAAGATTGGGGAGACATAAAGGCTGGTGGAGAATATTTGTTCCACCATCGGCAGAGGATTTTAAAGGTTTATTATATAGATTTTTAGGTACAGGTAAAGTTGGTGACACGCACATGGCTTGGTTTAAAGACAACTTGTTGGATCCATTTGCTAAAGGAATAAGATCTTGGAATATCTATAAGCAAAACATGGTAAACGAATACAAGCAGTTAAAAAAGAATTTTAAAGATGTAACTAAGTCTTTAAATGATAAAGTTCCTGGAACAACATTTACTGTTGACACGGCTATAAGAGTGTATTTATGGAAAAAAGCCGGATTTGAAATACCTGGATTAGATATTGCAACTGAAAATAAACTCAACGATTACGTTCTTAACAATATAGAGGTAAGAAACTTTGCTGATGTCTTAAGTGAAATAACTCAAACTAAAAATGGTTATGTTAAACCTGGTAGTAATTGGAGTATACAAACTATAGCAACTGATTTAAATAATGTTGTAAACAAGATTGGTAGAAAACAATTTTTAGCAGAGTACCTAGCTAATGTTGAAGCTATTTTTACTCCAGAAAACATGAATAAAATAGAAGCTTTATATGGAACTAGTTTTAAAGAAGCTTTAGAAAACATATTATACCGTATGGAAAACGGTAGGAATAGAAATAGAATATACGATAGGAACTCTAATAGATTATTAAATTGGGTTAATGGCTCTATAGGTGCTATAATGTTCTTTAACATGAGATCTGCTATACTTCAAACTATATCTACTGTTAACTTTATCAACTGGAGTGATAACAATATATTTAAAGCATCTGCTGCATTTGCTAATCAAAAACAATTTTGGTCTGACTTTGCTATGTTGTTTAACTCGCCTCAGTTAAAACAAAGAAGAGCTGGTATACAAATAGATGTATCAGCATCAGAACTTTCAAAAGCTTTTTCTGACGGTAGAGGTACACCACAATCTGTTATAAACTGGTTGTTAGAAAAGGGTTTTACACCTACTCAAATAGCTGATAGTTTTGCCATAGCATTTGGTGGCTCTTCTTTTATTAGAAATAGAATAAAAACCTACATGAAGCAAGGTATGACTGAGGCTGAAGCTAAAGAAAAAGCGATGCTTGACTTTCAGGAAATAGCTGAAGAAACACAGCAGTCTTCAAGAGAAGATTTAATATCTCAACAACAAGCTAGTGTTTTAGGTAGATTAGTTTTAGCTTTTCAAAATGTAACAATGCAATACACGCGTTTAACTAAAAAGGCTTTATCTGATATAGTAAACCGAAGAGGTGATATGAAAACTAATATTTCTAAGGTCATATACTACGGTGCTGTTCAAAACATTATATTCGCGTCACTGCAAAGTGCTTTACTTTTTATACTTTGGGGAGATAATGAAGACGAAGAAGTTATAGATGATAAAGCCAAAAGAACATTAAACTCTGCTTTCGATTCTCTACTAAGAGGTACAGGTATGTATGGAGCTGCTGTCGCGGCAATAAAAAACACTATACTTAGATGGCAGGTTGAAAAAGAAAAAGGTTGGAGAAGAGATGATGGTAGAATAATACTAGAAGCATTAAATTTTTCTCCACCTATTGGTAGTAAGCTTAGAAAAATATATTCAGCTATTAAAACAGAGTCTTATAATATGTACGAAATTAGTGATGAGATAGGTTTTAGAATAGAGAACCCTAAGTTATATGCTTTAGCTAGTATAATAGAAGCTGCAACTAACATACCACTACAAAGACTAGTTAGAAAGGCAAATAATTTAGAAGAAGCTATAACAAGTCAACATGAAACATGGCAGCGTATAGCACTAGCTTTGGGTTGGGACATGTGGTCATTAGGTATAAAAGACGAGGAGCTAGAACAAGCTAAACAAGATGTTAAGAAAAACATAAACGATAGAAAAATAGAGGATAAGCGTAAGAAGAAGGAGGATAAAGAAAAGGATATGCAGAAAAGGGGTTTTAAAAAGATTAGATGCTCTGGTACGAGATCAAACGGTGAGAGATGTAAGATAATGTCAGACTATACTAAAGATAAGAAATTCTTATGCACACATCACATGGAGTTTAAAGATGGTATGGATAGAGATGGCGATGGATTAAAAGAATATAGATGCACTGCTATAAAATCTAATGGCAAAAGATGTAAGAATAAAACAGAGAATAAAAATAAGAAGTGTTATGCTCATCAATAAACGTGTAATAATAATAGTATAACAAAAATATTTAAAATATGATAAATTGGATAAACTCCTGGAGAGCAGGTAATAAGAAAGATAAATATGAATTAGCATTGAGAATAAGTACATTAACGGTATTTGAATTAATGTTTTGTCCTTGTTGGGTTTGTGAAAACAAAAAGAAAAGCTGTGCTAGATTCAAGTTGATGGTGTTTAATTTTGGATTTGAAATATAATGTGCCCTTGTCCAATATGTGTAACAGCAATTGTTCTTGCGGCGTGTAGTTATAAATTATTAAAATGAAATGGATAGGTCAACATATATGGAGTTTAATATCTAGGTTTAGATCTGATGTTTATTTAGAAAACCTAACTGAATCTGCTCAAGACCATGTTGTTGGTGTAGATGCTAGTGGTAAACTATATAAGCAAGATGTGGCAAGTGGAGATATCACATCTGTAACTGCTGGAACAAACTGCTCTGGTGGTGGAAGTTCAGGTGATGTAACTATAAATGTTGACGACGCTTTTTTAATCAACTCAGGTGATGATACAACATCTGGAGTTGTAACTGCAGGTGGATTTACTACTGGCACAACAGTTATCACAGATGATTCTGTAGCTATGGCATCTGGTATTATAAACTGCTCTGGAACAGCTGAAGTAGCAGGAACAACTGTTACGTTAGATTCAGGTGCTAATATAGAATTAGAAGTTGGTGCTGCAACTAATTATGTGAATACAACAGGGTTGTATAGAGGAAGTAACATAGGTGTAATTCAAGATCTTTATATTCCAGTTTTACCTCAAGATTTTGTAGCAGCATCTAGTTATAGGTTTTATCCAAACATGGCGACTGATGGAAGGAGTATGGCGCCAAGCTCTGCTTCAACTGGTTACATTGCACAGAAAATGATACCAAAGGGATATACAGCATCTACATTTAGAGTAAATGGAGTTGATGGTGGTAGTACTACAGCGAGTTTTACAGCTTATGAAAATGATATTGATGGTACAGCCGCTGTTGCGGTTACTTTGATATTTAATTTTAATACAGACCAAGCTGTTATCACAGGAAGAGACATTGTTGGAGATGGTGAAAAGTTTTGTACAATATTTTTTAACCCAGGCGATACAACTGATATAATATACGGAGGTAAAATAACAATAGCAAAAACAACATAGATAAATGCTAAAATTTTTAAAATTTACGGGAAACACCACTGACACAGATTTATTATCTACGTCTTCTAAAACTACTAACGATAGTAGTATCACTGTAAATAGAATACTAATAACAAACACTCACGATAGCAACGAGTTAACTGTAGACAGACTTTACATAGATGATACAACTAATGAATACGATATTATAGCTAATGTTAAAATACCGGTTGGAGCAAGCTTGTTATTAGATGAGGATATAGTTTCTACTGGTATAGATTTTATTAAACAAAAAAATAAATTTCAATTAAAATTAACAACAACAGGTGGTGCTAACTGCGCTTTAATAATAAAGTAATATGAACTTAGAAGTAATTAGATTTTCCAGTGGTACTGATAGTACTAATGGAATATTATTTGAAACAATACAACAAGGAAACGAAATAGATGGTATATTTAAACAAAAAAAATTCTTAGCGTATACACTAGAAGATGAACAGCGTAATGAAAAGGTTTATGGAGAAACTAGAATACCTAATGGAACATACAAGTTGGGTCTTAGAAAAGTTGGTGGATATCATGCAAAATATTCTAAACGCTTTTCTCATATTCATATTGGTATGCTTCACGTGCTTGACGTTCCTGGTTTTGAGTACATACTTATTCACTGTGGAAATACTGATGAACACACAGCAGGGTGTTTACTTGTCGGGGACTCACAAGAAAATAACCAAATCACGACGGACGGTTTTATAGGTAAATCAACTCAAGCGTATAAAAGAATTTATCCACGTATAGCAGAAGCTATTGAGTGTGGAGAGAAAGTTACAATAACATATAAGACTATCTAATGGCCAAGAAAGTTTATACATTTGAAAAAAAGAAACGTGTAAAAAGAGGTGTACACGCTAAATCAAAGACCTCAAAATTTAAAGGTAGTAGTAACTACAAAAAAGCATATAACGGACAAGGAAAATGAAAAAATTAATTATATTATTTTTATTGATTAGTACTATTTGTACTGCTCAAATAAAAGACTTCTTTAAATACTCAACGTTCTATACATCGATGACGATGGGTACGTCGTTTGTAGAAACAGAAGACTATACTGCTGTCGACAAAGGGTATGAAGATGTTACAGAAATTAATCCATATGATTACAACTTAACAATTGGTATAAGAAAAATCGCGCGTATGGATTATGAATACAAAGTTAAGACATGGTACTACGGAACAGAAGATGGTGTAAGTGATAATGTGACGATAGGTAATGCTGTTGGTTGGGAATACTTACTCAACTATTCTTTTATTCGGGAACGTGGAGAAAAGTTTAATAATCAAAACGTTTGGTTAAGATATTTAGGTAACAGTTGTGTTACTAAAATGCAATACACAGATAACCAAAGAGTTAATTTAAGGTTTGGGTCATTTGACACTAGATTTAGATTAACAAAAGGTAATTGGGATTTTACTATTGGTGCTGTTGCTAGAATACACCCAGTGTATGGTGTAACTCCAATAGATGATTTTTGGGTACCAGGAGAAAATACATTTCAAGATCTAGCAGAAGACTTTGGTTATGCGTCAGAACCTTGGATTCAAGGATTTTATATCGACCAGAATTGGTACGATGTTAGTGGTGGAGACTCACTCCTGATCGCTACCTCTAATGACGAGTTCTTCCACCACTATTTCGGCGACGCTGTTGCTAGGTTTAACGAGCGTGAGCTTGAAAAATTAGGTTTACAAAGAGAGCTTAGTGCTGTTGTGGGTTTAGCTTACTACAAGTACACACCTAAACTATGGTTGCACTTTTGGTTAAACTGCTTGCCACTACATTACGGTTTAGACAAATACTCATTTGAATATGGAGAAGAAAAATATGACAACATCGAGTGGGATGCTGGTGTTGTATTCGGCTCAAGGATCACTAAATCACTTGGGATGTTTATTGAAGGAACTCACATGAAGTATTGGAATAAACCAGTATATGAAGTGAAGTTTGGTTTTAACTATTTAATACTTTAACTATGGCGTTTAAAATGAAAGGCTTTTCTGGTTTTAAAAGAGTTGATCCATATGCTGATCAAAAAGCTGCAAAACAAGATTATTATAAAAAAGAAAAGGATAAAAAAGAAAATTATTACAAAGAGAAAAAAGGTGTAGAAAAAGAACCAGAAGTTAACACTAGAAAAAAGTTTAAAGATACTAAGGTTGGTAAATTTATAGGCGTAGGCCAAGGAGATAAAAGAAAAGTTAATAGAGCAAAAAGATTAATAAGAAAAAACGTTGGTAATACCACTGTGGATTCACCTGTTTACAATGAGCGTAAATTTAAAAGATCAGACAGAAAAGTAAACAAAGCTGTAGATTTATTACGTAAAACTGGTAAATCAGAGGAAGAGATAGAAATCGCAACTGGAGCTGGTGGCTATAAACCAGCTATTGAATACGCGAGAAAAAAGAAAAAGAAAAAATAAATAAAAAAATTTAATACTATGAAGAAATATATTATAATACTGTTTGCGTTTATTAGCTCGTTCGTTAATGCGCAAGAATACGATTTTCAACAATTATGTTTAGACTGCGCTGAAGCAGAAGGTTATTACTGTGGAGATGATCCAGCTAACTGGACTCAATACGCGCCAATGGGTTGCGTGCAAAACTCTTGGTTAAATGATGGTTGGATAGACTGCGTGGATGAAGGTGATGAAAACGGTGCTGTTCCAACAACCGCTGAAGAATGTGCTCCACAGCCACCGCTACCTTGTGATACAGTATATGTTGATATTCCTGTTATAGAAATAGATACTATTGAGGTTGAAGTACCATTTTATATATATGAAACAGTAATTCAATTTGATACAATAGTTGAAACCGAATATATAACAAACATCGTTATAGACACGTTTGAGATTGAAACTTTTGTTCCAGAATACATTTATATAACTGACACGGTTTTTGTTTACGAGGATGTATTAGATACATTATATATTGATGTTATTGAATATGTTGACGTTGTTGTTTACGACACGATAGTAGAAACACAAACTGAATATATAGAAATATTTGTAGTTGATACAGTTGTAGAATACATTGAAGTGATAAACACAGAGTACATAGACTGTGATTCAGGCTTGCCTTGTAATTCCGCTATTATGGAGATAGTAGATAAATCTAAAACAAATGGTGTAATATATAATATAAAGGGACAAGCGGTTCAAGTAAGAGAAGGCCTGTACATTGAAGACGGAAAAATTAATTATAAAATAAAGTAACTATGCCATTTAAACTAAAGGGGTTTTCGGGTTTTAAGTCTAAAAAGAAAACTGGTAAAAAAAACATACAAGCTAAAGTAGATAAAACTAAAGTTTATAATCCTACTCTTTTAACTGATAGAGAAAAGTTTTTACTTGCTGAATCGAATAGATTGCAAGCTAATAAAAATAGGAAAGATGGAAAATTTGATCCTCATCCATCAGGGGGAGGACCAGATAAATATGGTGGACCAGTAGGTACATCAACTAAAGTATCAAAAAAATATAGAATAAAATAAAATGGCAAAAGAACTATCAGAAGACAGTAAATTTCAAATAAGCATTAAAACACTAGTTGGTATTGTCGTGGCTGTTGCTACGGTGATATCAGCTTACTTTGGTTTAATGAGTACTATTAACTCTAAGTTTAACGATCTAGAAGTTAAAGTACAAGAAGCTTTAGAAAAACCAGTACCAGGAACAGGTACATACACTATTGATATGGGTGATCCAGCAGCTACTAACACTTGGCCGCCAACTCGCATGGAGTTTAACATGAAGGATCAAATGGCTCGTAATCAAATTGACGCGTTAGTAAAGGAAGTTGATGAGTTGAAAGACGAAATAAAACTATTAAGACAATGAAAAAAAGAATAGACGTTACAACTTGGGCGTATGTTGCTACTATAGTAATAATATATTTTCTAGGCACAGCAATGGGTTTAGCTCAAGAGGTTATTACCGCTAGTAATTTTGATAGTAAAATAGCTAAAGATATTTCTGTAGTAGAATTTTGGGCTGATTGGAATAAACAAAATCAATTTGAAGAAATAAATAAATTAAAAGAAGCTAGTAAATATAGAGTTGATATAATGCATTGCTCTGATTTACAAGCTGAGTACAATATAACAGCTATACCTACAATTGTTATATTCGACAATGGTGTGGAAAAATGTAGGTTTAACGCAAACATTATGTTTCAATTAGAGGCTGATAAAAAAGTTATACAAAATTCTATTGATACAATAATACTAAATAAATTTCAATAATTATGGCATTTAAAATGAAAGCGGGTAAAGAAGGACCCATGAGAAAAAACTTCGGAGATGCAGTTACGCCAATGAATTTTAATGCTGGATTAAAAGCGGCATCAAAAGCTGGTAAACTAGATAACAATCCTAAATTTAAAGCAGCTGTTGATAAAGCTCCTGTTAAACTAAAGAAAGATGGAGTTACAACTGGTACTATGGATAAGCTTGATAAATTAAAATATTTAAACAAATCAACTAAAAGAATGGTTAATAAGGCTAAAGATATTGTAAAAAATAATCCAGAAGTCTTAGCTATTGGACCAGCTGGCTTGGCTATTTCTAAGGCAATTAAAAAAACAAAAAGTAAAAAAAATAAAGAAGTAAAAAATCAACAAGGTTTACAAGGTGGACTTAATGAGGGTTCTCCTAAAAAATTTATAGGTAAAGCTTTGGGTGGTGCTTTAAGTGGTGCTTTAGGTGGAGGTGGTGGATTACCACCTGGAGTTAGTATGGGTTTAGGCGCATTAGGTGGTTTACTTAACAGAAAAAGAAAAAAAGGAAAAGGAGTTGCTGTTAGACCAGCTCCAATGCTGCTTAAAGAAACAGGAGGTTCAGTTGACGCGGTGGATAAGAAAAAACAAAGAAAATTAAAAAGAAAGTTAAAAAAGCTTGATAGAGAACACAATAGAGATGCTAGAAAAACTGAAGGCTCTAAACTAAGACAAGCTATTAGAAGAAATTTTGGTAAGAACAGATCTAAAAAATCATAACTATGGCTTACATACAGAAAAATAATCCTATACCTAGAACTGGTTGCGGTAGACGTCGTATGGAGCAGATGACTAATCCTTTTAAAATAAGTAAAGCTTCTCTCTCTAAGGTTTCTACTCAATTAAAAAAAGCTAGCAAACTACACGCTGATCAAGCTAGTAAAATAGATAAAGCTATTGATAGTCCTATGAAAAAAATAAGTGGACCATGTAAAGCCGCGGCTAAGCGTAAGTTTAAAGTGTGGCCAAGTGCTTATGCTTCTGGTTGGGGCGTAAGATGCACTAAAGCTGGTGGTCCTAGTAAATATGGAGGTAGTAAGTAATGGCTAAGAAAACATCTAAGTCAATCACTTGGCATGACTCAGACGCGCCAGATGCTAAAGGTAAATTTAAAGAATTAGCACCAAACGCTTTAGCGTCATGGCTTATTAAAACTAGAAAAGGTAACTTATCTAAAATAATAAGTAGTTTAAATCAACAGTACGTTTTTAATAGAGGTAAAAAACCTAGCTATGCTCGTAAGATGAAAACAGTTATGAACATAGTTAGAAAACGTTTAGGTAAAAAAGAAGATTCACCTCTTAAAAAAGATCCACTAGTTGGAACAGGTAAAAAACCTAAAGGTAGTGGAAGAAGATTATATACAGATGAAAATCCTAAAGATACTGTTGGTATTAAGTTTGCAACAGTAGCTGATGCTAGAAAGACTATAGCTAAAGTTATGAATATAAACAAACCATATGCTAGAAAGGTACAGATATTAACTGTGTTAGAACAGAGAGCTAAAGTTATGGGTAAAATGGAACAAGCTAGATTAGCTAAAGCTGCTAAAGCTAAATTAAAAAAGCAAAATAAAAATGTTTAAAGGTTTTGATATAGATAAGTTTAAAAATATAAAACCGCCTTCTGATAATTCTTTTAATACAATGCAGGAGGTAAAGCAACTTAATACTATACCTATGAACAAAACATCTGTTCAACGGTATGATAACATAGAAAAAACATTTGCTGATATAGCTGCTAAAAATAATATAACTAACTATGACTCTAAGTTAGTTGGTGATTTGATAAAAAAATCTGCACCTATAGTAACTAAATTAAAAAAACATTTCAATAGGCCTAGACCTAAAGTTATAGCCAAAAAGTTAGGTATTAATATGCAAGACTACGAAATGAACTCTATGAAAACACCATCATATCCTAGTGGTCACTCAACTCAAGGTGTATTAATCGGTAAAGTGCTGGCAGATAAGTTTCCTAAAGCATCAAAAGAATTTATCAAAGCTGGTAAAAAAATATCTGATAGTAGAAGAACAGCTAAAGCTCATTATAAATCTGATAGTATAATGGGTGAAAAGTTAGGTGAAGCAATGTATCAACACGTAAAAGATAAAGTGTAATGGTTTACATACAAAAATCAAATCCATTTAAAAAACAAAAAGGTGGTGGTACAACTAAAACTTGTTTACCAGCAGCTAAGATACGTGGCTTAAGTAAAGAAAAAAGACAACAGCTTGTTGACTCTAAACGAGCAGCTGGTGCTCAAGGTAAATATAAAAGATCATCTAAAACAAATGTTAAAGGCGCTCGTAAAAAAGGTGCTACACTAAGAGACTGGTTTCAAAAAGAAGACTGGAGAAGAGTAGATGATCCGTCAAAAAAATGTGGTGAATAATGGCTTACATACAATCAAATAATCCTTTTAAAAAAGCAGATGTTCGTAGAACTATAGGTAGAGGTAAAAACTTTAATCCTGTTTCTAAAGACAAGGGCGCTACTGGTGGAGCTGCAGGTGGAGGTATTACTCAAAAGGGGGTTGATGAATATAAGCGTAACAACCCAGGTAGTAAATTGCAGACCGCTGTCACTACTCCACCGTCAAAATTAAAACCGGGGAGTAAGAAGGCTAAACGAAGAAAATCATTTTGCGCTAGATCAAGAAGTTGGACTAGCGAAAGAGGTAAGGCCGCTAGACGTAGATGGAATTGTTAAATATAAAACATAGGATAATATGGCATTTAAAATGAAAGGTTGGAGTCCTTATACGAAGGGTAAAACAAGTAAAAGATTAGATAAAGCTCAATCAGTATTGTCAGCAGCTGGAATGGTACCTGGTGTGGGTAATGTGGCTGATTTAGCTAATACAGCTATATCTGGCGCTAGAGCTATAGGCGCTAAGATTAAAGGTGATAAGAAAGCGGCTAAACGACATGCAGTAAATGCCGCACTAAATGCTGGTGCTATGATACCAGTGGTTGGGCAAACTATAGGTACAGTAAAACAAGGTGTTGAAGCAAGTAGGAAGTTGAAAAATATTAAAAATAAAAATATCGCTAAAAAAAGAACTAAAAAGCAAAGTAAAAATATTGGATAAAAAAAGGGGCTAAAAAGCCCCTTTATTATTTTAAGTATATTGTACTTAAGAGTTTTTAATTGTTTGCACCTCTTGTCTAACATTTTGAGCAACAGTCTTTATGTTCTGCATATGTTTTCTAACTCTAGTTCCAGCAGATTTATTTCCTGTATTAAATTTCATAGCTTCATTTTCTGCGCTATGCATTTCTTCTCTCATTGTACTCATTAATTCTTCTAAACTCATATTTTTAAATTTTATTAAATTAAACAACTTCACATGATCCACCAGCACAAGCTAACTCGCCTGATAAATCTGTGTTATCCTCAGCTTCAATAACTTTTGTTAAATCAACGTCAGATAATACTTTAGACATTTTATTATATTTTGCTTCGTCAATGTCTTCAAACGGAGCTTGTGTATATGTACCACCATCATATGGTAATACAGATAACCCATTGTAATATTCTCTATTCTCCCACATCCAATCACCTGCTTTCTTCCATTCGTTTTCTTTTAAAGATATAGTTGCTGACACGTTATGTGTATTACTACCTCGTCTATGACCAGGTCGTATCCACTCTTGTGCAACACGTTTAACCCTTTCAAGAGTATCAAATGGTGATTCAGTTCTAAGTATTGAACCATCAGGTGCTTTTTGTGGTATGGAAATAACAGCAGTATCGTGAGGTCTGAAGTATTCATCTTCAATTAATTCAGTGTGATGAATTAATCCTTATTAGTTTCGCTACTCGTGCGTTTTCTTTTGTCACGATATTTGCAGCGGCCTTCATATCCATTTGGAGCACAGCGGCACTCCCTATTCCTGTCATTGACACACCTATAAGAGCGTCTTTCTCTGTTGTCTCTTTCCATATTTCTCTAAGATAGTGGAAGTCAGTATATCCAGCTTGCAGTGTTCCAATAAACGCCGCGGCTTTAACTCTATTATTTAAATCATCTTGATCTTTAATATTAGATACATTAACTTCACAAAGGTTACAGAACTGAAAAGGCCTAAGCGCTATCTCACAGCAAGGGTTTGTACCCCAATCTTTGTCATTGTTAAGATATATGCCAGGCTCTCCAGCTCCTGATAATTCAACTCGTTTCCACAAGTCCATAAAAAACTCTTTAGTTATTTTATGTCTCATTAAAACAGCTGAGTTGTTTGATCTACCTCTTTGTGGATTAGTTTCCCACCAATTACCAGATTTACAAGATATCATGTCGTCGTCAGTAGCGGTAAACAAACTGATTAATGCAGCTCGTCTAATACCACCAGCTAATACAGCGTCGGCTATGTGACATATGATATCATGTACTTCTAGTGATGTAAGTGTTGAACCATCTTCCTTTGCTTCTAAAATACCTTCAACTTTTATTAAACATTCTTTCAAAGGCTGTGGACCAGGTGCTTTACCACCTGATGTCACTAGCCTAGCACCTTTAGGTCTAATGTCAGTATAATCAAACAC